TAACAGATAGTGACAATCACCCTTTGGAGTTGATCCCCTCATGGCTAAAGGGAGACCACGTAAAGTCGATTCGGTAGATAGACGAGAATGGCAGACAGTAGAAGTCGCTCACAAGAAGACTGGCTACTTCCCACCACCGGCCGGCATTAACGCTCACGCTAAAGACGTGTGGCGTACGTACTGGGATGATCCTGTAAGCGATATTGCAGCCACGGTTGATAAGTCGCTAATCATCAGGTGGATTCAACACGTAAGCCTGTATCACGAGCTTGTGAACGACTATACAGATGCGCCATGGGTTTACGATAATCAAATGCGTAAGCGACCTAATGTGACTTTCACAATGGCTAATCAAGTATTAAAGAACATCATGCTTGATGAAGCTCAGTTAGGCATTGGTCCTAAGAACCGCGTTGCTATCGGAATGACTCTCGCTAGTACTGCCCGAACTCTGGACTCCATTAACAACGAATATGAGGGGGAAAGGGTGACGTCAAATGAGCCAAGAGTTAGACGCGATCCACGAACCGCCCATATCGTTGGAAGAGTTGAGTAGGCATACCGGCTCTTGCTCTAACTGTGATTGGACCCCTACGGGGGTGGAAGGCTATCTCTGGCCAACTGAAGGCGAACGTGCCTGCAATTGGATGGAAGATAACCTAGTCCTAGGTGAAGGCGATTACTACGGAGAGCCTATGGTTCTTCGTGAAGATCAGGCCAACTTTGTTTATCGCTGGTATGAGTTTTGCCCACGTTGTGGCTATTGGCATTACGACCGTGCTTTAAGGCTTGCGGCTACAGGAGACGGGAAAACACAGTTCTATGGTGGCGTCATTGTTTTGGAGTTTGCAGGACCTAAAGGCATTGCTCCGGAAAGTCCTAACATTCCCGTTGCGGCGGCATCATGGGAACAAGCTGACTTACTCTTCAAAGCCGTGTCCATTATGTGCGGTGGTACCAAAGATGCTCCCGTCCCGCAAAGTCCTTTATATGGACACTTCAATGTTAGAGACGCTGAGATCACGTTTTCCGATGGCAGACCAGGGCGCATCTTCCGAACTGCTGCTGTTGCAGGAACAAACGAAGGTGGCTTGCCAACACTCTTTGCATGTGACGAAATCCACGAATGGGGAGCGCTAGGCGATACCAAAGCACGCCGGCATACAGTTATTAGTAAGTCCACTCGTAAGAGAAACATCAAGCTCGCTGACGACCCCTCTAAGAGTCGTGGACCTGGTCGTGTAATCAACATCTCTACGGCCGGCTTTGACAGGCATAACAGCATGCTAGGCGCGATGTATATGCATGCTAAGCGTGTCATCCACAATCCGGAGTTAGACCCTAAGTTCTTAGCTGACATCTATGAAGCGCCTGATGGTCTTAATTATGACGATCCTAAAGACCGCGAAATCGCTGTCAGAGCTGCCTCACACGGTGCTGATGTCATTTGGAATGTTAAGGATCGGGTTAACTCCTGGAACGATCCAACTTTAGAACATCATGAATGGATTCGTTACTACGCCAACAGATGGGTTGATGTAGCGGAAGATTCATGGATGAAAGATCACCCCCAAGCGTGGATGCGTTGTAAGGGTGACTTCCTTACTTCTACTGAAAACCCGTTTGTCATCTCGGTAGACATGGCTCTTAAACATGACTCCGTAGCTGTAGAGGTCATTGAGCTTCTGCCAGACGGTAGAACGGCAGTCACGCCTAAGTTCTGGCGAGCTAACGAGCATGGTGGACGCATTCCACACACGGATGTTTGGAAGTACATCAAGTCACGAGCTACAGGGTTGGGCTTTAGAGGGGTTGTATATGACCCTAGGTATTTCGAGGTTCCGGCCAAGCTTCTAGAAGAGGCTGGAATTCTCACGATTGAGTTTGACCAGAACCCACAACGTATGTCGCCGGCTTGCGGTATGGCGTACGACAAAATCTTAGCTAAGTCAATCGTGCATGATGGCGATCCGGACCTATGGCAGCACATTAACGGAGCTTGCAGAGCAGACCAGGAACGCGGCGGTTTCACCCTACGGAAATCTAAAAGCAAAGGGCACATTGATGGGGCTATTGCTCTCTGTATGGGTGTTTGGGTTCTGCACGCTATGGATGCTAGCCCGTTCCGGACTATTCATGGAAGGTTGCATGCGGGATGACAGTTACGCCTATTAATCGCAGGGTGGAAGGCATCTTAGAAGAGAGTCGGAAGGTCGAATTTCTTCACAGTGTCAGATGGTTTGTTACTGCGATCTTCTTTGGAATCGGTTGGGTTATCGGTTCCATCTTTAGAGTCACGTGGCGAATCATAACCTTTATGTACGTCGCTGCTGTAGTCGGATTCAAGGATGCTACTAAGAAAGGGGGGTAAGTGGGAATCTTAGATAAGGTAAAAGCATACAAAGAGGCTCGCGCTTTCCCACCTGGATTAGCCGGTCTTCCTAATGGTGGGTTTGATGAGTTCTTTGGACATGATGACTCGACTTTTGCGCCTGAGGAGTATGGAGATCTCTTAGCAACGTCTAACGAGATTTTCGCGTGTGCAACCTTACGTGCACGTCTGATGTCTACCATTGATCTCCAGATCTTCAGAGGTAGGGGTCAGAAAAAGAAGCTCGCTGACAACTCGCCTGCTGCCAGACTCCTCAGGTACGTTAACCCGTTCTGGACTCAGAAGCGTTTAGCCCGCATGGATGAACTGTCTATGTGCCTCTGGGGTAAGAGCTATTGGGCTATCGAGAAGGTGAACGGTCAGCCTAAAGAAATCTGGTGGCTCAAGCCTTCTCGTGTTCGACCAGTGCTCGATCCTGAGAAGTACATTAAGCACTTTCTGTATGAGCCATTAGACGGTACTCAACCTCTCAAGTTCAACAATGACGAAATAGTTTGGTTCCGTTACCCGAATCCGTTAGACGAATTTGGCGCTATCTCGCCTATCGTGGCGGCCAAGCTTGCGGCTGAAAACGCTTCAAGCATGATGAAGTCGAACCGTGCGCTATTCACTAATGGTCTCCAAATGGGTGGTGTGATTGTCCCTAGGGACAAGGTCACGTTCACTGAGGAACAAGCTACAGACCTTCAATACGCTTTGGACAAGAGATTTAGGGGCGTAGATAAGGCTCACAAGTGGGCGATTCTCAGATATGAGGCAGAGCTCAAGAGCATGAACGTCTCGCCACGGGATGCAGAATTCCTAGGTGGACTCAAGCTGACTCTTAAGCAGATTGCTAACGCCTACGGTGTGCCTGTACCACTCCTTAATGACATGGAAGGGGCAACCCTTACCAACTCACGGGAGTACCAATCCATCCTCTGGACCAACGCTCTCAAACCTGATGCAGAGCTAAGGGCAGAAGAGATTGAGGAACAGTTCCTACCGTTGTTCCGTGGCGAGGTTGATCACTGTGCTTTCGACTTCTCGACTGTAGAGGCTCTGCAAGAGGCTAAGTCGGAATCATGGACACGTGAACGGCAGGCAATTGACATCGGCCGGCATACGATCAATGAGATTCGTGCTGCTAATGGCGAGCCTCCCGTTCCTTGGGGTGACGTTTGGTGGGCACCTGTTAACAAGTTTGCTGTCACTGATGACAAATCGGAACCGCCTTCCACCCCTGATTCGGTTGAAGAGGTTACCGACCCTGAGACTAAAAAGGGTGAGACAGACGATCCTGTCATGCCTGAGGTATCAGAAGACGAGTCACGGGCTTTGTTTAAGTCCCTGGAGTTGAATGGGAGAGTGGTCACGTAATTATGGACCGTGGCTATATGCGTGGCCACGTAGACCGGGACTTAACTAGCGATGGTGGTCCCATCTGGTTTACAGCCGCAACTGAAGGTGTGAAGGCTGACGGCATTGACTTACGTATGGAAGGTGCGCAGCTAGACCGGTTCCGGGATAACCCGGTAATTCTGTTCGGTCATAACTCATGGGGTCGTCAGAATCTTCCTATCGGTCGCGCTACTGATGTGTGGGTGGAAGGCAAGAGACTCCGCATTGGTATTGAGTTTGACCAGGAAGACGATTTTGCTCGCACCATTGAGCGAAAGATTAGGGCTAAGTTCCTTAACGCTGTGTCGATTGGATTCGACGTCCAGTCTTGGGAAAAGCCCGGCATGAATCATTGGAACGGTGGCATTGCTACTAAGTGGGAGCTCTTAGAGACCTCAGTGGTTCCCGTTCCTATGGATGAGAAAGCTACCGTAGAAAGTGGTCGTTCTCTGCATGATGAAAACCTTAGGGCTTTCATTGCAGAGCAGGTTGTTAAGGGCATCAAAGAACACTTTGAGCATGCCCGCGAGATAGGCCAGAAGGTTGTGGATTCCGTTAAGGGATTCGAGAACCACAGTGTTAACACGGTGGACGCTTCTAAGGTGATGGCGTCATTTAAGTTCGGGGAGGATAAGTAATGGGTGACTCTATCACCATTGACCAGTTAGCCGAGAACGTTAAGGCTCGCCTTGACGGCATCTCTGATGAGGTTGCGTCTAAGGTTTCTGATGAGAAGCTGACGGAACTGATTCGGTCTAATCTTGATGGCATTCTCAGTGACCCTGAGGTCGTTCGCAAGATCCGGTTTGCTCAGGATGAGCCGGCCGGCCAGCTTGTGGGTACCAAATATGCTCGCTGGGGTCTGTCGCCGGCTGATGTCGAGTGGCTCTATGACTTTCAGTCGTCTCTGAGAGGTACGCCTAAGCGTCACGGTGGCGTCCATGGTGGACCTAGCGAGGAACTGACCCGAACCTTTGAGGCTATCTCTCAGGCTCGCTATGTCCCTATGGACAAGGTTCGTGACATGGATCGGAAAGCGATTGATGATGCTTTCCCTCGTATCCCTATGTCCGCCTTCCACCCTGCGGACCGCAAGCTTGCTCGTAAGGGTCAGTTTGAGCTGACGGAAGCTTACGCCAACGCCATTCGTGCTATGGACACTGCGGAGTCTGGTTTTGGTTCCCAGCTCATTGGCGCTCAGTATGTGCATGATCTGTGGGAAGCCCCTAGGCGTCTTGGCAGGGTTGCTCCGCTCATTAATACCTTTGAGATGACGGACCCGACGGCCTATCTGCCCGTGGAGTCGAGTCTTCCTGAGCTGAGCTATGTTTCTGAGTCCACGCTCAACAACAGTTCCAACTATGGAACTACTAAGACTGGCTCTCAGCGCGTCCAAGTGGATGCTAAGAAGTTCGTTATCCACCAGATGTGGTCCGGCGAGATGGAAGAGGATTCCATCATCCCGTTCGTGCCGTTCCTTCGTAGGCAGGCTGCTAACTCGTTAGCTCACTACCTTGACAGTCTTGTTCTCAATGGCGACACGACTAATGCGGCTACGGGCAACATCAACCTTGATGACGCTGATCCTGCGGACACTAAGTTCTATTTAGCGTATGACGGTATCCGGCATGCCGCTCTGGTGGACAATACTGGTAATGCTGTTGATGTTGCAGGCGCGTACACCTATGAGCATTTCCTTAACATCAAGGCCAAGATGCTGGATTACGCCAATCTTATGGATTGGGGCCACCCTGTTAGCCCTGATGACCTGGTCTATGTCTGTGACCCTGAGTCTGCAGACAAGATTAGCGCTCTTGATGAGGTTCTGACTGTCGATAAGTATGGTCCTGGCGCTACGGTGCTTAGTGGTGAACTTGCTCGGATTGCTGGTCGTCACCCTCTGATCTCGTCTATTGCCGTTCCCAAGACGGAAGCTGACGGCAAGGTTTCCACTACTGCTGCCAATAACACCCTTGGCCAGACGGTTGTGTTCAACCGGCGTGGCGCTGTTATGGGTTGGCGTCGGCGCGTGATGGTTGAGACTGAGCGTATTCCCGCCACGGATCAGACTCGTATTGTCTACTCCCTGCGTAATGGTTTCGGGCGTTTCTCGCCTACCGGTGCTGGCTCTGGCATTGAGTGGGCGGCCGTTCTCTACAACGCCACCATTGCGTAAGTAGTTCTCATTTTTGGGGTGCCCTATCTCTGAGGGGAGGATAGGGCACCCCCTTTAACTATGTCTGGAGAGTTTGTTATGGGACTTAGCACGCGCATTGAGCGGATTATCTCTAAGGGTCAGTTAGTCCCCCTGGAGTTCGGGCAGGCCAACGTCGCCATTTCTCAGTCTGATGTCCAGCTAGTGGGTAACCAGACTGCCGGCTACATCATGCCGTTTGCCGGAGAGATTGTAGCTGTTACCTACCTGCTTAGTGCTAACAAGACTGCCGGTGTGATGACGGTTGGTCCGACCGTAGGAGGCACTGAGGTTGCTTCCCTGAGGGTCACTGCTGCTAACGCTGCTGCTAGTGGAGTTCTTAACGTCAAGCGACTTACTGCGACCTTTGCTAAGGGTGCTGAAATTGGCGCTGAGATCACCACTGACGCCAACTTCCTGCCTGCTGCATCGGCTGAGCTTAACGTAGTCGTTTGGGTCATTCTCAGTCTTGAGGGGATTTAAACATGGCTAAGTACCTCGTTAACCACGTTTACGCTGCTCACACAGACGGCACCTATTACGGTCCCTGGACTCCAGGCGAAACGGTAGAGCTTGATGCAGAGATTGCAGAGTGGGTCAACCGCGACTCTGAAGGGACGCTGACGGCACTCCCTGATCCTGAGTCCAAGCCGGCCGAACGTGAGGCAGCTAAGCCGCCTAATCGCCAACACAAGGGCTCTTCTAAGACCCGATAAGCCGTAGGGAGTCGCACTATGGCTGTTGTCAACGGATACTGCACCGTGGCGGAGTTACGTACGTGGATGGGCGACTCAGGGACAATCCTTAGTGCTGATGCTCTTGAGTTCGCTATCAATGCCGCTTCTCGCAGCATTGACAAATTTTGTGCTAGGCGATTTTGGCAGGATTCCGGGCTTGTAAGTCGAGACTACAGAGTCAGAGATGTAGACATTGTGTGGATCTCCGATATTGGAGACCTCACAGGAATGACTGTCCTGACTGACGACCTAGCGGACGGATCATTTAGCACTCTGTGGAGTTCGGATACCTACGAGCTTAGTCCATATCCAGAGGATGAAGTCACGCCACATGCCTACTACAGGCTTCATTCTTTGGGTAATTCGTTCCCAGTGAATGACTTTCGTAGGACATTGCGGGTTACCGCTAAGTTCGGCTGGGCGACCGTTCCTGATCAGGTTAAACAGGCTTGCTTGATGAAGGCCAACATCCTAGTTCTGCGTAAGGATTCGCCTTACGGTGTGGCCGGCTTCTCTGAGTATGGCGTTGTTCGGCTCAACAGGACTGAAGATCCTGAGATCACTCGTCTCTTAGCTCCGTTTGTTCGTTCTGAGGTGGCGAGTATCTGATGCCCACATTAAAAGAAATTCGTCTAGCTGTTAAGGACACGATTGAAACGGGCATCTCAGGGCTTAAATGCTATGACAAGGTCCCTGAGAATGCCCTAGTTCTACCAGCAGTAATTGTAGAGCCGGATAGGGCTAGCTTTACTGAAGCAATGGCAAGAGGTACTGACCGCTACGATTTTACGCTGATCATGTTGGTTGGATACAACCACTTAGAGACAGCTCAGGACAACCTAGACCCTTACGTAACTGGATACGGCGAAAAGTCGTTGCGTCAGTGTATTTGGAATAAGAAGGACCTAGGTCTAGACGGTGCTGTGAACGCACACATTAGTCAGATGTACGACTACGGGGACCGTTACGCACCCCCTACACAAGGTCGCGCTACTGAGCAACTAGGGGCACGTTTAAGCCTGGTCGTTTTTACAAGGGGGACATTAGATGGGTAGCTTTGTCCTCTTGGACGTTACGAGCTACGTGGGTGGATTCAATCTCACTACCAAAATGAATCAGATTGCTCTGTCTGCGGAGTCCGAAGCCTTAGACGATACAACGTTCGGCAATGCTGGTTGGCGTACCCGCAAAAGTGGTCTGAAGGATGTAGACGCTGAGCTAGCCGGCTACTGGGATAACGAGATTGATGCTGACGCTTATGCAGGTCTCGGCATCGCTGATGCTGCTGTATCAATCTCCCCTACAGGGGTGGAAGGCGAGACAGCCTACCTGTGGCGTGGCGAACGCTTTTCGTACCAGGCTTTCGGCTCTATCGGTGCGTTAGTGCCTTTCAATCTCGGCATGATGGGCTCGCACAGTCAGGGTGTAGCTAGAGGTTCATTCCTCAAAGCTCAAGCCAACGTAAGCGCTACTGGTGCGACTGGTACAGCGTTTGAAATTGCGGGAGGCATTCCTACGGGTGCTGCGTTGTATTCAAACTTCCACGTGTTTAGTGCAGGAACCACAGTTACGGCCGTAGTCGAGTCGGATTCAGATAACACTTTCGCGTCTGCTACCACACGGTTAACCCATGGTCCCCTTACCACCGTAGGTAGCAACGTGCAACGCATTGCAGGACCTATTACAGATACGTTCTTTCGATTAAGAATTACCGCAGTTACAGGCACCTTTAGCGTTGCATGTGCGATCGGTATAGGGGGATAGCATGGCTTCATTTGCATTCTTAGATGCAGTACTAACTGTTAATAGCGTCAACCTCTCTTCTTTCACAACCTCTGTGACGCTTAATGCAGAAGTTGAGGAATTAGAGGATACCGCTTTTGGTGACACGTGGCGTTCGCGCTTAGCAGGTCTGAAGGACTACAGCTTAGACGTTGAGTTCAACACTGACTTTGCTGCATCGGCTGTTGACGTGACGTTGTGGTCCCTCTTTGGCACTGTGACCACGTTCTCTATCAAGGCCACATCAGCGGCTACCAGTGCCACCAACCCGCTTTACTCGGGAAGCCTGTTGGTCTCTCAGCTAACGCTGCTAGATGGCACGGTTGGTGACCTGGCTAAGAACTCTGTCACATGGCCTGGCGCTGCTGCCCTAACTAGAGCTACTTCCTAATGTGGCTAAGCAATCGGAGTTTCGGAAGCTAGCACGCGAATTTGCAGCCATCAGCAAAGAGAACAAGACAGCTTTGCGTAGGGGCATGCGTAAGGTCGCTACCCCTACTCTGCATAAAGTTCGCACGGCCGCCGGCTGGTCATCGCGTATCCCCTCCTCAACAAAACTGTCAGCAGGCTTAAATAAGCGGTTCACCGGTATCCGTATCGAGACTGACCGTAGGAAATCTCCTCACGCACTGCCCTACGAGAATTACGGACGCGTAGGTCATTACAGGCACCCGGTTTACGGAAACAGCAAAGTAGATCGCAAGCTGTGGACTTGGGTAAGAGCGCCGGCCAGACCTTACGCATACCCCACTGTCGTTGAAGACTTGCCGGATATCGGTGAGCGAATGCTAGACACCCTTATTGACCTCTGTATTGAGAATGGATTCCATAGCTCATGACTGACCATCCCCTCAAGATGAAAGACAAGCTTAAGGGTAAGAAGCGCCCCGTTACCCGATGCAAGATTTTCGTTGGTGATCCTGATGAGTATAAGACTCAGGTTGAGGAATCTTTCGCCAACTTAATCGGACTGGTGAAGGACTTTGACCCTAAGTCTGAGATGCCTGAGCCGATGAAGATCGCCGGTAAGGCGATGGTAGAAGATCTCTTGAAGATGCAAGAGCCTTTCTATCAGACCTTCGTGTTTAGGGCTATGCAAGCCGTAGCTTTTGAGAACCTGATGGATGAGTATCCCGCACGGCCGAACACAACCGATGAGGTCTATAACTGGGAGACCTTCCCGCCACGGGTCTTTAAAGAGTGTCTGATTGAGCCGGCTTACGACACCATGACAGATGAAGAGTGGCAAGAGTTCTTCTCTAACTGTTCCCATAAAGAGTATGACTTGCTCATGCGTTCAGGTATGGACTCGAATCTCAGGAACATTGAGCCTTCCACCCCAAAAGATTTAATGACCCGATAGTAGAACTAGAAATGTATCTGTGTGCAGAGGTGTACCACATCCCGCACACAGAGTTTCTGTCGTGGTCCGAAGGTGACAGGCAAAAAGCCATTGCTTGGGAAATCCGTAGGCGTCAAACTTGCCCCTCTTGTGGAACCCGTGAGGAGGAATGGCAAGGGGGTGGAAGGCCATACACCCCAAGCAAGCATACGTGTATTGGCTGTAGAGAACTGAGTAAGGCAAACAAGTCCATTGCTGATAAGGCACGTGATTGGACTAGAGCTATTCTTGTGAGGGGAGACAATGGCGGGAAACGCTAACCGTAATGTCAGCGTTGATATTACGGGTGACTCCACAAGTCTAGATCGTGCCTACGATAACGCTAGTAAGAAATCTGACGACTTAGCTAAGACGCAAGAGGACAATGCTAAGAAGTCGGATAGTCTTTTTAAGAAGTCTGCTGACGCTGCCGTATCGGGCTTCTCTGCTGTACTAGATACTTTAGGATCAGTCGGTAAGACAGGTCCGGCAACCCTAGCGATAGTTGCAGGGGCACTAATCGCCTTAGGTCCTGCCTCAATGCTAGCTGCTGGCGCTATCACCCTTGCCTTAGGTGGTGCGCTTCTAGGCTTAGGCATTACGGCAGCGTCTCAAAGCTCTGTAGTACGCGGGGAATTCTCTAAGCTCTGGGAAGAGATAAAGTCAGACACGATTGATATTGCCGCACCACTTGAGCAGAGTCTTTTAAAGATTCCAGGTGTAGCGCGCAATGTGTTCGGCCAGTTTCGACCAGCTCTAAGAGACGCTTTCGCTAATCTCGCACCTGTCTTTGATGAGTTCGTACAGAACATGGGCTTAGCCTTCGCTCAGTTCGTACCTGCTATTAAGCCCATCCAAGAGGGTTTCTCGGCTCTGCTTACGTCTATTGGCATTGAAGCGCCAACGATTTTCGGTCATCTCGCTAGCGCCATGATCACGCTGTCTAATACGGCAAGAGACCACTCTGACGATATCGCCGCTCTGCTCACCATTGTTACGGGATTCATCAGTGGTACGGCTACCGTCGTAGCAGGAATTGCCGATGCTTGGGATAAGGCAATGGCTAGCATCGAAGAGGGTATCGGGGGCGCGGGGGGTGCCCTCTTAGGTTGGCAACCCGATCTAGACAACTCTGACCTCAAGTGGAAAACGTTAAGTCAGACTCTTCTCACCACTGCTGGCAGGCTTAACGAAAACAAACTGGTCATGGATGATCTGACCGTTTCTGCCGATGCGCTTAAGCTCGCCATTGAGGGACTTAACAATGAGCATCTTAACGGCGACATGGCCTTATCCGCGTATGAAGAAGCTTTAGTGGCTACAAAAGAACAAGTTACAAAAAACTGGGGAGCTATCACCCTATTCACAGAATCAGGTCGGGAAAACTACGACCAGATTTTCGGGCTGGTAAAAGCTTCTCAGGCTCTCATCTTAGCTAGAAGTGAAGAAGGCGCAACGGCTAAAGAACTTACAAGCCTATATGAACGGCATAGGCAAAACCTTGAAGAAGTCGGCAGGGCTATGGGCATGAATGAGAAGGATGCTAAAGCTTTAGCTGACAGGTATCTGTCTATCCCTAAGGATATCAACACTAAATTAAGTGCTGATACATCAGGCGCTCAAAATGCCGTAGACAACTTCATTACTTTGAACTCTGGTCGGCAGATTCCCATTGACGTCTATAACCGGAACTCTCAGCTCAAAGATGGTGGATTGGCCGGCAGGGATGGTTACGCCACAGGTGGACCTGTAAGGGGTCCGGGAGGCTCACGAACAGACAGCATCCCCACTCGTGTCAGTCGGGGGGAGTACATCGTGAATGCTGCCTCTACTCGTAGAAACCTTCCCCTACTTGAATCTATCAACTCCGGTAAGGGGGTGGGAGGCATGATGGGTACGACGATTATCTACCAAATCAGTACGACTGTTGCCCCTACAGCTAACCTCGCTGCTGTTGGTGGTGCCGTCGTAGAAGCTATCCAATCCTACGAGCAGCGTTCCGGTAAGTCCTGGAGAAATAACTAATGGCCACCACTCCAGAGATTATCGGAGACATCCTTTCTTGTGAGGTGGCTTTTGATGGCACCAACTTTGAAGATGTAACGACCTACCTCAAGAGCGCTACTACCAAGCGTGGCGCTAACCGAGTCACTACGCCGGCTCTTAGGTACGAGGCTGGAACCGGTGAGGCAGTACTCAGGAACAATGACCGTAGGTTTGACCCTACGAACCTCATAGGACCATACGTATCGGGGGGTGTCACTCAGGTACTCCCCATGCGTCCTATCCGCTACAGAGCTACGTGGGACGCTACTACGTACGGTCTCATGCGGGGATTCGTAGACTCTTGGAATATCGACTGGAACGGGCCGAACTGGAGTGAGGTTACCGTTCCATTCACGGATGGCTTTAAGGTCCTAGAAGGCTATGACCGGATTGCCGTAGATCCTGCCGTAGGTGCAAGTGAGAACAGTGGGGCTAGGATTACTCGTATTCTGAATTCCGCAGGTTGGCCGGCTGGACTCAGAGACATTGCTACTGGGAACTCCACAGTACAAGCGACTACGCTAGCCGGATCAGCTCTGACTGAGTGCTTCTTAACGGCTGATAGTGAGCTAGGGGAGTTCTACGTAGATGGGGATGGAAACATGACTTTCCGGAACCGTCATGCGCTTCTTTTGGAAGCTAGATCCAATACAGTACAGGCCACCTTTGGCGATGACGGTAGCGAGCTGCGTTATACAAAGGATGGTCTGACACTAAGCTACGACCATGAGACTCTAGCGAACCTAGCTCAGGTAGCGCGTACTGGTGGAACTCAGCAGATTGCTAGCGATGATGACAGCCGAGATGAGTTTTTAACCAGGACTTTCAACAGAACTGATCTTTTGTTAGAGAACGACTCAGAGTCACTGTCCTACGCTCAATGGATTCTCTACACCTCAAGAGAGCCTGAGCTGCGATTCCAGTCAATGCGAATCAACCCGCTAAGAGACCCTGACAATCTGTTTCCTCAGGTTCTAGGTCGTGAGATTGGCGACCGTATTCGGGTCTATAGGCGTCCACCTGGTGGCGGAGACCCTATCATCCGAGACGTGTTCATCCGTGGAATTTCTCACGCTGTTACGCCTTCCACCTGGTATACGACTTGGGTTTTTCAGTCTGCTACCAAGTATGGAAGCTTCTTTGTTCTTGATAGTCCTATTTTGGGAACGCTTGACGAAAATGCTTTGGGGTATTGAGATATGGCAGACATAAAGACGTTTAACGTTGGTGAAGTTCTGTCATCCGCTGACACAAATGAATACTTACGTAATGGCTACTGGGATCGAATTGATAGGGTTAGAATTCCATCAGGTTTGCCGGTATCTTCTGTTACATTCTCAGGCATTAACACTAGCTATCGCGTATTCAAAATCATTGCATCTACGTCAAGAATTATGAGCGTCACGTTAAATAATGACAATGCTGCTAACTATGAAAATCAGGTTGTCCAATTTAACGGTGCTTCGGTTTCGTCTTCAAGAAGTGAGTCTAACACTTCTATATCTACCACCATCGGAGATCAACCTGCTTTGATGGAAATTACTATAGGTAAGGTTGCAACAGGCGTAGTGGGGCTAGCACTCAGTCATGGCTCAAGCTACTTTTCGGCAAACCCATACTTGCAACATACTAGTAGTTCATGGAACAACACTAGCTCTCTAATCAACCGCATTGATTGCATTTCAACTGCTGGTACGTTCTACGGGGTAATTGCTCTCGAAGGTTTGATTAGCATCTGATGGATATCACTCTAAAGAACTTAACTGACTTCATCCTCTATGCCGGCGCTGTGGCTGCCGCACTTACCGCTATCGGCCTAGTCATGCGCTACGTAGTCTTGAGACCTCTACAACGGTGGATTACGGAACAGATCACACAGCGACTAACAAAGCCTCTAGACCGCGTCGAAACCGAGATGATCGATAGCGGGAACGGCTCTATGAAGTCAGCCGTCAAACGCACTGAGTCTAAAGTTGATCTCCTAACCGAACGATTCGACAGGCACCTAGAATCTCATGGAAAGTGAAAGCCATGGATATCGTCACGCGTGCAGAATGGAACGCACGAAAGCCTAAGGGTTCCTACTCTCCTATGCCTCCCACCCCCACGGGGGTGAAGATTCACTACACAGGTGGTAGGGAGGATTTCCTCTTAGCCGTAGATCATGGCCTCTGTATTAAGCGAGTGCGCAGTGTCCAGACTGGTCACATGGACGGTAACGGCTGGACTGATATTGGCTACTCGTTTGTTGTCTGCCCTCATGGGACCATCTTTGAGGCTAGAGGCTTAGGTAACGTACCTGCTGCTAATGGTCCTGGCCTCAATAGCAACCACTACGCCATTCTCATGCTGGTAGGAAATGCTGGTCTCACTAAGCCGACTGAGGAAATGGTGAGAGGTGTACGAAAGTGCATCGCCTATATCCGCAGTAAGACTAGGACGGGTAGGGAGATTGCCGGCCACAGAGATGGTTACGCTACCGACTGTCCAGGACCTTACTCCTACCAGCTCGTTAAGTCAGGGGCTCTAGAGCCTGACAGCTCCCGAGAGGATGACGACATGCCTAGCTACCTATCTCTTGCACTCGACAAGGATGCCCCTCTAGACCTGACTCCGGATCACTGGACAACGTTAGCCTTTGACACTGAGTATGCTGATCCGGACAACCAGCATGCTAAGGGTAGGTTTCCGTCGTTCCTGTCTGGTAAGGCTCGCTTCTCCCTAACGCTCTCAGTTGTCCTTTCTGGTCTCTTACCGGGGGTGGAAGGCCAGGTGAGACTCTATGAAGTGAATGAAGCCGGCAAGCGTGACAAGCCGTACCCGATTGAGGAGTGGCGAGCCTCTGAGGGACTGACCTACGTACATCACTCGACTAACGGCACTGTCGACGCAGGCAACAAGCTCAGGGCTGAGATTGTGCAGTTCGGTGGCGAGACGGCCGGCATTGCTAGTTGCTCGGTTAAGGTCCATTACTGGTCATAACAGGCATTTCGGACAGACCGGTCAAAAGTCGAGTCTCTGAGATGCACCGTGCCGACCTACCAGGGATTGCCTGGACTGAGGGGCTACAGAGGGGTGTACGTGGCTCACCGTGGCTCTCAGGGCCATCTAGCCAGTCTTTAACACTAAGGGAGTAAACCAGATGAAAGATTATCGGAAGTTCTTCGTTGCGCTCGGTGGTACGACTCTTATGGGCATCCATTCGGCTATCGTAGACGGAAGCCTGATCCTGCCTATCCCTAAGCATTGGGAGCTTGTCTGCTTAGCGACTATCAGTGCTGTAGTGGTTATGTTAGTGCCGAACGGAGACAAGCCGACCAAGTCTAGTGAGTAACTGATTTTGGACACAAAAATAGCCCGTACGTGGACTCCCCAGTCACGTACGGGCTATTTTATTTTGGGAGGAACTCTGTACCCACCTACCCATTCCTAGGAAGGTACAGGGTACCTGTTACCGAGACACGAACTCACTCCTAGTCCGTGTCTCCCCAAGCTCTTGGTTAGCCCCCGTGCCAGTGCGAGAATCACGAGCACGGGGGCGGTAGTCACGAACGGCGTTGACGATAGCCATCCGCTTAGCAAGTGCGAGGGTGTGTGGGGTGTAAGCCGGGGAAGGCTTCTACATCCCCGCACTGGCCAAGTCATTGGGTACATGTACGTCAAACGAGTAGTATCCGATCCTTCTAGCCGAACACTCGTTAGCTAGGGTTACGTCAGGGTCCATCTCTTGATGGTCTGGCGTTGCCCAATGATCGACGCCAGAGATGACGATAGTGTCGCGCTCGATTACCCGATGACAGTACTTGCACCTGATCATGCTCTAGCCTTCCCCTGGTCGCTCTCAACGAGCCTTGACCAGGATAAAGCCATCTCCCTACACATGTCTACTCTTGTCCGCTCACAATAGCGGGCAGAGCCTCAAGTGTGCCCTGATCTGCCGTTCTCTAGGCTCATGTCTATGTCTGATGATCCTTGGGACTTCAACGCGACATCACCCAAAAGCGTACAAATCGCCAACGAGCTGGAAAGGCGTATCCGATCGGGGGAGTACCCACCTGAGTACCCGATCTATGAAGTGCGGCTCACGCAAGAGTTCGGTGTTGCTAGGGTGACTGCCCGAAAGGCAACCGTCATCCTTCGTGATCGTGGCCTGATCTTCACTGTTCGGGGGATGGGTTCCTTTGTCGCTTCTCCTGATAGTTGGCAGACTCCAGAGCCTCAATAGTGCCTTCCACCTTGTCAGTGATGTAGGCAGTAGCCGGCTTGCCGTGTCGGTGCATCTCGCGCACGGCTACGATGTGCGAGCCCCTGTCCTGGTTGGCGAGTCCATCAAAGACGATTTGCTTAGTGGCGTTGTCTACCACCCTGACCCCGTACCTAGCGGTAGGCAGAGTGTCAGGGTGGTAGGAAGCTCCGTATCTGACCCATCTACGAATCGTGTCAGTGATGCATATGCCAGTCTCGGCAATGCGTCTTCTGAGCTTTCGTCTCTCGTCTGGGGTCATGCCTCCCCAGATGCCTTGTGAGACGTACTTGTCTTTGATCTCATACATCATGATCCAGTGCAGACAATCGCCACGCACTGGACAAGGGGCACAGTAGGTGTCTTTAGCTCTCTGGTAATCCTCTTGTGTGGGTCTGCCCGAGAGGAACATCTTCTCTAGGCCGGCTCTCAGGCATTTCCCCCGTGCCATCCACCTCATACTCAGGGGCAGGGAAGACTCTATGTTGGCAGAAGCACCATGTCTGACCCTTGCAGCCTTCATGATTCCTTTCCTGGCAAGCCCTACAGATCGCCACTGCTACCCCTTCTTGCTAAGAATTGACAAGTGAATTCAACTCTAAATCGAAGGGATTCCATGCGTTCACTATTGACATGCACGTGTGTTATCCGAGCGAAGCCGAACATCAGACCTGAGTAGAAAGAAACCTGTTGTCCCAAGCTGGCATAATGCGTGTAGCGATCAATGGTGAACTTTGTGGTTGTAGGTCCGGCAACGGTCTTACGTAGGGGGCTATCCCGAAAAACATAATTAGGGGTAACTACTGCATTGCAAATGATGCAATGGTGTTCGCTTGTGACAACGTCAAACCCTGATATGTCATTTATGGTTTCTGTCACGTGCTTGAGTGTTGGCGTTAGCTGCGTGTCAACATTGAAGGCGTGAAAGTGACCTTTTTCATCAATGTGAAACCACTCAGGGTCAATTTCTAAGGTGTCGCCTAGACTGGTGACGTCGATTAACTCTGTGTCTCTTGTTATTGTGTAGTCAAATGGACCCACGTTATCAATGAACATGCCTTGTTCGTTCCTATATGAATCAATCATCATCCATGCCCTTCACTTTGTTCTTGCGTAACCAGTATTCGCCTAATGCCTCTGCATCGGGACCGTGGCTAATGGCGTGATTAGACGGTGGCTTTTTGCCACTCCAGGCGTAGCCAATCCTCTTGAACTTGGGGTCAATCTCTTCATAGGGAACACCGTATTTGCTGCACAGATACTTGATAATACCGATTACCTGTGCTGCCGGTACATCGCTCCCACCCTGCTTAACCCAAGGAAAGACCTTGTAAGACTCGTAGAGACATCGGATACAGGCATGTTTATCGACCCTAAGCATTTGCTCCAAATAGTAGCCAACCTCTGCAATGCCGTCGATCTGGTTTGAACTAAGTAACGTTCCCTTAGCGCCAAATAGAGCTACACCTGTAGTGTCTCCCGGATCTAATACCAAATAGTAGTCAGTCATCATCTACCATCAGAATGTCTCGATAACCAAGATAGCGATGCCTTATAAGGAACTGTTCAATATCGTCATGTGACTTGCTAGGTAACTCGTCAACGGGATAGTGGCAATTAAAATCAATACAGGTTCTAGGTGGACCGAACACAATTGGATCAGGGGCTAGGACTAGAATAGTCACTGCTTCCCGTATTCCTTAATGTCCACAGGAAATGGAATCTTCCCAAATTGGGAGTGGAAGGCAGACACGTTCTCCATAACCCTTCTGATGATGGGAAGCCAATAATCCTCACGACCAATAGCAATCTCAAATACAATCGAGTCGTGAACCTGTAAGAGCATGCGACATTCGACCCAGTCAATAACCTCGTCTAGTGCTAGCATCACTGACTTAACCAGCTCGGCCGCCCCACCCTGTAAGAGGCTGTTGAAAGCCTTATAACCTTCCTTGTGTGTCAGATGTCGCCGGCGTTCGGTCCACAGAGAGATATAGCCTCTGCGTTCGGCTAGCCTGCTGGCTTTGCGGCTAGCCTCTAGGATCGCTGGATAGGTACCAAACCAGCTATCCCGCATCTCTTTAGCGGCTGTATACGAGATGTAAAACAGGTCCTTAATGCGGTTGACTCCGCCACCGTACAGAGTCGCATAGGTGAACGTCTTACAGTTCTGACGCTCCCAAGCTAGCTGTTCGGCCATCACGTCAAAGGGCTTGAAACCCTGTGCAAGTGGACCCATCAAGTTGGGCTCTTGCGAGTAGACAGCCGCTAGACGTAGCTCTAGATTGGCGTAGTCTGCCTCGAAGATTCGGAATCCTGGTCTAGGCCGAAAAGCCTTCTTAAGACTTCCGTTCCAACGTCTAGCAGATGATCTAGGGATTTGCTGCAAGTTTGGTTTCTCGCAACTGAGCCGGCCGGATCGTGTTCCGTGTAGTTTGAATGAAGGGTGTAGGTTTCCGTTGCTGGATTGTAGTTCAAGGTAAGAACTATAGTTGCTAGAGATGGTTTTTTGCCATCCACGATATTCTAGAACCTTCCTTGCAGTCTCATCATTGCGTTGTTCTAGGATCTCTTCATAGAGCCCCATTGCTTCCTTATCAAAGGAAGGCTTACCCGTGGGCGTAGTCTTCTGGGATGGAATGCCCATCTGGTCAATGAGAAGCTTCTTAAGGTCCCCGCCAGACATGGGATTGAGTTTCAGATCATCCAAGATGTCTTGCATTCGCTCGGTACCGATCTCAATCTCTTGCTCACAGAGATCAGAGTCAATAGCGATGCCTAAAGCTTCCATTCGCATAATGAGATCAGTAAACCGCTTTTCACGCTCCCAAAGCTCCCCGTCATAGCCTTCTGCTACGAACGTTGGATAGAGCTTGTTATGGATATGGAGTGGGAGGCAAGCGTCATTCTCTGCGTAGGGGCGCATTACTTCTACAGGGATTGCCCCCCACCCCATATGCTTGATGAACTTCCCCATAAGCTTAGAAGCGTTCTTAGGCTCACCACCACACCATTTAGAGACGTAGTCTAAGCCCTTGTTCGGCAAGTTCTCATTGACGAAATGAGCTTCAAGCATCGTGCAATAGTAGTTCTTATGCCTGACATTGATTCCGATGTTCTCAAGTGCCAGGATGTCATGTTTAGCATTGTGCATGAGAACTACATCGGCTGACTCAATGAACTTCTTAAGATGGTAATGAGCCCCATAGAATGTAGGCCAGACGTGGTTAACACCTAGCTCATGCTGGAACGGGAAGTAGTCTCCACCCTCTGTAGAGGTGGCTACAGACACACCGGTTGTCTTGGCTTGGGGGTCGTGTCGGTAGTCGCGTCCGTTCGACTCAGTGTCGACTGACAGGATGCGTGTCATGAAAAATCACTATGGATCGCATTTACGAGCACAAAGGCTACAGTGATATACAAGGTTAAAAGTAATACGAGCGCTGCGAACATTGCTAAGAAACGAACCACACTAAAAAGATAATCACTATGCCTATCAAGTCTGCGTTGTATATTGCGACTCCTATAGCTCACACTCTCCCCTTAGGGTCTATGACATCTTCAGTGGGTCGCTTAGGCTTTCGTTTGTCTATGCAGAGTGGACAGTCACAGCCCCAACAGTCATCACACATTTCGTCGTAGCAGGCTGGACAGATACCTTTGAGTGGCATGTGAACCTCAAAGCAAAAAGGGGTCACTCCTTAACAGGAGTGACCCCTTACGTATTGCTGTTAGAAAAGCAGGACCAAAAAGGCTAAGAGTGTTAGCGTTCTGACCACACTAAAGAACCATGTAGCTACTATCAAACTAGTTGACGTAGTAGCCGTTCTCAAAGCCATAGGACTTAGCACTAGTCCGAACCACCTTATTCGACTCAGTGGCATCACGGTACTCAAGGTAAACAGTGTCACCCATGTTATTGTAAATACCGCCATTATGCCCCTTGCCCTTGCCGGCAAAATCACAGTAGATGTAGTGATTAGCCGAAATGCGCTGAGCATAGGCAGCATATGCAACAGAACTAGACGTCACATAAACAGTCTGATTGGGAGCAAGATCAACGCTGGGGAATACGCAAGAATTGGTAAACTTGTCATCCCAGTCAGACGAGTTAACGCTACTACGGTAGGTGTCATGTACGCGCCAACCGTTAAGGTTAAGAGACACGCCGCTATTGTTGCGAACTAGAACGCCTTCCTGCCATGCGTTACTAGCCAGGTCACCACCTTTAGAGTTGTAATGAACGCGAACGATGCCAACCTTTGCCTTATCCGTGGCCTGAGGGTCAACGGTAGCAGCGTGAGAGCTACCGGCCGTGACGACCAGGAACACAAAGCTAAGAACCGCAAGAGCGATTCCGGACAGAGCCTTACGCATGACTGCCTTTCATAGGGTGCATTAAAGTGTGGGGTACCATGTCTCCCACTCCTGGAGTCTAGACACTAGGTGTCCGCTGATATCTCGCCTAGCCTTACGACTATCCAGCCCTTACACGTACACTAGTGACCCCTGGATAGCTTCCATGGCGTCTAGTCCATACCGTCATTGGGGGTGTAGGACTAAGCCCTATCCAGGGGTCACCAGAACTTCCTAAGCGAGCGTGACGCTACGAACGTTCACGTACTGCTGCTTAGAAGTGTTACCAGTCTCAGGATCCTTCTTAGTGCTAGTGCTGGTCTCAACAGTGACCTTCACACGCAAGCCCTTAAGGGAGTCCCAATCATTGAAATCAGAGAGACTTTCCTCCGCAACCCCCAAAGACTCCAGACGCTCATGCTTCCTACGGATGGTCTTACGAGCGTTGCTCTTGTCCTTAGGAGTCATGTCCTTCAAGTCATCCTTAGTGAGGTGACTGAAGTCCTGCATCATCTCGGTAATCTGCTCGCCATCAATCTCGGAGTTGTCGTCATCAACTTCATAGTTGATGACCAGCCAAACACGGCCGTCCTTCTGAGAAGGATTGAGCGAAATCGTGTCAACGATGCACTCATGCGTGCCGTCTTCAGAAACGCCGGCAAGGAAATCTTCAAGACTGTCAGATGCCATTCTTCATACTCCAGTTTTTAATGATTGCGGGTAGGGTGTCAGCGTTAATGATCTGGTTGTCTAGCTCTTTGATTCGGGACTTAGCCTCTTCCTTGTTTGTGTCCGTACGAAAAGAGACTGTTCTCTTCTCGCCCCTACGGGTCATGTGACCCATAAGCCCGACGTTCTTAGAAATCAGCTTGAACGTCTGAGCCGGCAAGTCTGGTCTCATAGGAGGCAACGGCGTACCGAGCATCTTTTTCTTGTTCTCATCAGCCCACGTCGGCTCACGCACATGAGACGTAAGAATGAGGTTGACAGGCAACCTACACAGATCTCGGATAGCCGGCCGTAGACCATCTCTGAGGAATCTGTAGTCATCTGTACCTGCTACTTCAATGCGACGCAAACCGGTTCCTGCCCGTGGCTCTGCAACGGGACGCGTATCCTTGGACGGCTTATAGCCCATGACCAGGTCATCAAGCATGATTTCTACCAATTCGTCAAAGGTGTCAATCATGATTGACGGATGATCCGGAAACTCCCCTTCCCTGTAAGCCGTGACAAGCTCCCCAAGCATGTTGATACCGCCATACTCCAGGGTGGTAGTCCGTGCCCTGAGCTCTGGCCAGTCGGCTAGAGACTCGTCTCCTGGCTCTGTAGGGATGTAGAGAAGACGTTCCCCTAGGGCTAGGGCTATGGATACCCCTAGCACCGTCTTACCGACTCCAGGGGCACCATAGATGAGAGAACGATGGATCGGGGGGTGGGAGGCAGAACGGATGTGCTTACTTAGATCACTCACTCTTTTTATCTGCCATCCTTTGCCTGGTAGCACATTCCGCACTCAGGCTAAGATTGTTCTTATGCAGGGTGTTAACGATAGTCTCGTATGCCTCCCACCCCATGTTACGGAGCTCCATAACCTCACATGAGCAGAGGCTAGTCAGGCTCTCAATGGAGTAGATGCGGTTGATTCGTAGTGTGGTTTCAAGTGGGGTATGTAGAGCTAGTTCTTTGATATCAGTCATCAGTAAGTAATGTGGGGCCAATAGGCTCCCGACAAAGGGCCTCCCGCACGGGCGAAGTCGTCGGGAACTGCCATCTCACTAGGCTTAGCCTTAGAGTCAGAGCCCAATACATCACGGCGAATCTCGGCAACCTCACAGTCACAGGCGATAGCGATAGCCTGTAGGTAACCCTCTCGCCGGCCGGCGTGGAAATCACGCTGACTCTTGGGAAGGTTCACATCCTTAGACTTGAGATCAGCGCGCATAGCGCGACCAGTGAAGATAGCAATGGTCTTAACGATATCCACTATTCATCCTCTGCTGAGATGCTAAATCCGTAGAGTCGGGCGTGTTCTAACTTCTCTTCAAGAGTAACAACGCGCTGTGTAAGTTTCGTAAGCATTTCTACTGTGAGGGTATCATTAACTGGAATATCTAGAGTCTGGCATAGGTTAACAATTGCCTTAGCAGATTCTTCACTGTGAGTGTGTTCACGTGATGAGAACCACCAACGACCATTATTAGTTCTGTATGCCTTTTCGTGCATTCTAGTATCCGTACTGTCTATAGAAGGTGTGAGGGTCTTGGGGAGAGTACATACTAGCGAGTGTTCCTGAGTTGTCCTTTCCGATTAGTTCCAAGTGGCAAGGGAGTCTGAAGTAACACATCTTGCACTCGTTTCCGTTAAGGCGACGTGAGGCACCTAGAGACGAGACTGCTACAGGTTCACGTTTAAGGTCGTAGATCTGCTCTGAAACCTTAAGATGCTCGGCCATGATGTTGCCTACATGATCTGGTGTCTTAGGATGTAACTCGATTCGTAGGAACAGCTTGTCTAAGTCCTTGATGTCTTCCCGGTAGCGAATCTGATTAATCTGTGCTCGCTTGATGGGGAAGCCTAATTTACGTAGCGTCCATATGTACTTATACGTTTGGACGTGCATAGAGTTTTCATCAGAGGTAAGAAAGTTGTACTTAAACTTGTGATCAATGACTACGTACTGCCCGCGCCATGGTCCCGTGTGGTACTTAACCAGTAGGTCTAGGGTCAGCCCGTAGGTGATTCGGTCATTGAGAGGTGTCTTATAGACGCCTTCAACGTCCACAATGTCAAAGTCTTCAGTCGGATAGTATTCGTAATACTGCATGAAACGCTTGCTCACTAGTGCCACTACATCAGGATCAATGTGTGACTGTGCTTCCATGAGCTGCTCCATGCCGGCATGGAAGGCGTCTAACCTGTTAAACCCTTCCTTGATGTGGCGGTAGTACACCTCTAGTACGTGATGACCTAACAGGCCAATATGGTTTGGTCGGGAAAGCGTGCGAGGATAGAGACCTAGTACGTACTGATACCAATGCTGTTTCCGGCAACGTAAGTAGGTGTCTACCTCACTATTGCTGATGATCAATGAGGTACTTAGCCCTTGCGATGATGCCCACGATCGGCATTCACAGTAATAGTCTGCACACCCAAGTCAGGATCAGTCTCACGGTACCTACGTAGAGCCCCTAAGAGTGCCATGTAGCCATTGTCTGCCCAAGCTGCATATAGATTGCCTCCTACCCTCAGATCACAACGCCACTGAGTATCAATCTCGTTAGGTGCAACGATTAGCAGTTGCTCATAGTTCTCAGTCGCTAATAGATCCTCTACTGACATCACCATTCATCACCACAACCTATGCACGTATGCTTTGACCCATGACGCTTAGCTAGCCGGCATAGGCACTTGTTAGGCTTTCGAGTCCTGCATTTCGTTGTTGTTTCTTCATTGCATAGCCGCTTACTGTTTCGATCCTGCCAACCTGCGTGTTTAGGCATACCAGTGTTTGTCTAATGCATTCCTAAGATCAGGAGACGTGAGCATGACAAAGTCAGTACGGCAGATGCGCAACAGGGCAACCCGCTTGTTCTGAGGGTCTTGGAAACCAGACAGAAAAATGTCTTCCCGATCCTGTTTCTTAGTGCAGATATCGCAAGTGGTGTTCTCTTCCACAACGTCTCTTAGATGCTCCTCAAGACTTCGCACGGTACACAGGTCCTTCTTGGACACGCGAAAGGCTCTTTTCCAAGAGCTTCACTAGGTCAGTAGTAATCTGCGCAGGGATTGCATCGTGGCCTTTGATGTCGCGTAATAGCTGTCTAATGTCGTCTTCTGGCGCGTCAATCTCAATGCTAATGCTCTTAGTTACTCGGATCATTCTTATCAAACCATCGCTTTAGTCGGTTGGCTTCTACCATGTCGCCGTACAGGCATTGATAGATGAGGTGCTGCCAGCAATACACACCGCTGGTAGCTTGGGAACGTTTAGACGCTTTGAATTGCCAGTAGGCTACGTTTCGACACTTGTATTTTTCTGTGCCTGTGGGCTGGTCTCCATAGATAGCTTTAAGTGGAATATCTCCCCACCTTAAGCTCTTACACGGTTGCGGCTTTGTAAGCCTGGTAACCCAAGGAAGTCTTTTCGCTAAGTCTGTACGCTGACTCATGATTCCTTCTCAATCGTCAAAAGTGTGAGACTCGAAACCGCACGGACTCACGGCGCTAGCCCCTTCACAATGCCCTTACGCTAGCTTTCCCTATGGGGGTGGGAGGCTATCTAGCTAGGACTTTGGAACACGGCACTAGGGATACTGGAGACACTAACGGCCGTAGTGCCGTAACAGACTCGACATGAAGTGTCTCGGCATGGGGGAAAAGTTAGGTCTCTGACACTTGCGAGCCGGCGACCACGGAAGTAACTTCTAGATCTCTCGGCACAGTTCTCACAGCCTGCCTGATACTTTGAGTGCTCATCACAGCTTCTAGTACGCACGTCAAATCTCCTAACTAGTGTGCGTTACTCTTAACCTTCACAGACTCGGCAAAACCTTCATCACACATTTCGTAGCGGTGATGTACGCGATTGTATCCAAGCACTACAGGGATTGACGTTGTCTCTTTCCCGCTGTGGTAGTTAACTGCGGAGTTCTTATGCTGCACATGCATGCAACGGGTCTTACTGCGCTTACGCTTTCGCATAGTTACCCCAAGAGAGTTGTCAGGAAAACGGTTAGTCTGTCCATCAGTCCAAATAGCGTGTCCGGATTGCTCAGCAATCGAAATGCAAGGATCACGCCAGTTATGACTAAGACAGTTTTTAGAAAACGGTTCATAGCTAGTAGGGAAGTCTCTTACCGCTAGGTGTACGGGTGTCAGGCTCGCTCTTAGGCGTTGGTCGTTTCGGCGGTTGCTTCTGGACTAACTTGGACATGTGCCTCAATCCAATCTGCAATCTGAGAGAATGTGAGCTTGTCAAAATCATTCATTCGGTAGAGGTTGGAAACCTCGTATGCTACCAACTTGAAAGTATGAATAAGCTTGTCTGAAAGGGCATCGGAATTACAGTCAAAATACGTAACTCCAGGCGTTAGCGCGTTCGTACCTTCTCGGATTTCATACTTGTCTTTGAGGATTTCGCAGAGGACCCCAAGACAGCAGTAGTGGTACTTCCCTTCCCGTTGCACCTTAAGAAAGCCGAAAGCCTGAGAGTATTTACCAGACCTAAGAGCTTCGAGCCAAAGGGTCTTGTCTTCAATGAGCATGAGGGGAGTTCCTTTCTAGTCGTTTCCGGGATGCATGATGAGGCACATAGGACAAGGGCACTCGACTCCAGGATGCTTAACTTCAACGGCATAGCGGATCAGGTCGTCAAGTTCCATGCTGGTTACGAGTCGCTTAGGTTCCATCAGGGAGTAATCCAATCAGTTTGGCAACGGTTCTTAAATGAAGTGCGATGTTGCCAGTAGGCGGAATATCTAGGATCACTGATCTAACGTCACCTGAGTGGTTCCATCCATGAAGTTCTAAACCATACTGAGTTGCAGTCACACGGAAACCGTGATTAACAGTGTCGATAAACCATACTGCAGAGACTCTTTTTCCATCACGAGTCACAACAGGTGTTAACACTGCCAGTCTTGGTAATCCATGTACCTCGCTAACTTCATCTACAATCTCACCAAATGGTTTGTGCATTACAGACTCATTTTCTCCATTGCTTCTAAGATTGCTGAGCTGTCAATGGTGGACTTGAAGGTGTTGAGATCAGCTAGCCAAACGTCAACCGTGTCTAGGATGCGGGGGATATGTACGCCTGTCTCTTGCGTCTGCCCCATGCGATCGGTACGCCGGTAAGCTTGTTGGTTCTTTCCAGGTGACCAGTCTTCATCCATGATGATTGTCTGAGTGGCACCTACCAGATTGAGACCCTCGCCGGCAGACCGGTAGTTGCAGAGAACCGCGTCCCAACGTGCCTTAGCGTTGCCGGCGCTGAAATCGTCCCTGATGGCTTCTCGCATGTTGTGAGAGGTAGAGCCGTCGTAGACCACACTCGTAAGCCCTAGACGCCTATGCAGCTCTCTCAGGGGCTCTTTGAAGTGACTGAAGACGACTAGGCGTTGTCCAGCCTCTAGAAACTCTTGAGCTAGGGTCGTAATGATGTCCATCTTGAAAGACTTCTCAATGCCTACACCTGGAATACTCTTAGGCCAGATCAGCATTTGCCGTAGCCTGAGAAGCTGCACCACTACCTCAGTGATGCCAAGCGTTTCGGACTCTACGTCTAGCTTGAATTCGTCCTCTAGCCTTCTGTACGCCTTCCACTGCTCTGGATACCGAGTCTTGTCAAAGTCGTATTCTCTAATCTCTATAGACTGGGGTGGAAGGCGTATGCCGGCATCTTTTCGGGTGCGAGCTAAGTAGAGAGGTGCGATCCGCTTAACAAGCTTCTCTTTGCCCTGTTTGCTCCACACGTACTTATTGCCTGCTACAGGAATCCCGTACTCATCTAAGAAATCCCGTTCCGACTTGAAAGACTCGTCAACCAGACTGAGCAGCCAAAAGAAATTTTTGATGTGATTGAGTACGGGAGTACCTGTCACCTCAAGTACGCTCTTGACGCTACGAGCCTTAGCGAGGTTGGTACGTGGATCACAGCCACAGATCTCACACCTAGGTATGGCTATGGTGGTAGCTATATGCCCACAGGCGATGCAGTAGCGGCTAGAGAACCGTTCCCCTATGCGTGTGCATTTCTGCCGGCGACACGTGTAGACAGGAGTTACAGGGAATGTGCATTCGGGACACTGGTTATACGCATAGATGATTTCGCGTAGACCCTTGTAAGCAAGAGTGCGACCGTTGTTTAAGTGGTGCGCTTCATCAATGACTACGGAGTCCAGCTTGAGAGACACTAGCCGGCTGATGGTCGCATGGTCTCTACGCCATGCATCGAAATTTAGAACGGCTATGAAGCTGTTAAACGTACCTAGCAACTCAAAGAGCGTGTCGCGCTGTGCTTGTCCGTAGCCTCTGAGGTCAATGAGTGGTCTGTCTACAGTCCACTTAGGAATCTCTTTTAGTAGGTTGCTTGTGATTTCCTTAGGTCCGGTAACTAAGGTGCGTTGCGCGTTCCTGAGCCTAAGCCAATTGAGGAAAGTTCCCCCTTTGCCTAGGCCCATATCATCGGCAAGGATTCCCTTACCTAGCGGAGCGAAATAGCGAGCACCTTCTATCTGATGGGGAAGGGGCTCTAGCATGTTGCCTTTCAGATGTAGGGGATAGTCAGGTCTAATGACCCTCTTACACGACAACGCAAAGCGGCTCTTTCCCAATATTCCGGTTCAGCTATCCACTTGAAAGCATTGTTGCCTTCATGCTCCCAATATACGTAGCCATCAAAGGTTGGTTCACAATCAAGCCAATCACACATAGGGAATCTCGTAATCTAGTGGTCCGAATACTCTTTCCAGTACTTCCCGCACAAGCGGAGTTGGTTTAGCCACGTAGTTAAACTTGCCAGTGCCACTAGTGATATCTTGCATCCACTCAAATTCATTGCGCGTTGGTCTCCCGAAATGAGTCTTATCTATAGACTCGTCTACTGAGATTGCTACTTCTACATGCATGTTATATATCATGTGCACACGATGGGATTCGAACCCACACTGAGCCGATTTTAAGTCGGTTTCCTCTACCAATTGGGATACGTGTGCAATTAGGCTCACCTCTAGCACTGGCATGTTAAAGGACTGTTGCCTAACCGCCCCTGCCAGGGGACTTGTCACCAATCCGGATTATCAGTCCGAACCGTGACCGTTAATAGTGGTACAGGCTCTATCTCGACGGAGCGAGAAGAAGGAAACACTCCGGAGAAACGCGCACCAACACGGAACCTGTACCACTAGCTTTTAACCCGGCAACTGCACCTTGTTAACCACATTGCCGAGATGATCAGCGAAGTCTTTTGCTTCTTTAAGGCCGATCTCTCTGTATGAGATGTCACATCGGAGAGTCTTAATAGCCTGGATCTTTTTCTTGTCTACTAGGTAAGATATAACCGTTGCAAGCTCAGTGTCAGTAAGTGAGATGGAGACTCCGCCGAACGTGTAGAGGTTCTTTTGCTCTACCTCTTTGAGATATCCATTTTGGATGCCCCACTTAATGGCTTCCATAACTTCCGTCTTTATCCTAGGGCTGTATGTGCTGTAGTGGGCAGTTGCATACCCATCAAGTAGCCTATTAAGCTGACTGTCATTCATTTGTATCTCCTGTGTTAGTAGTACAAACATGGGGGTGGAATGCTGGCGCGTCATAGCGTGGCTGAGTGTGCAGGGATGATAGCCACTCCGCAACCATAAACACGCCACCCCTAGAGCCCCTGAGAGATTCGAACTCTCACCTCTAGCGTCCTAGCGCTCTGCCTCTTGAGCTAAGGGGCAGTCATCAGTACGTCACCTTAGGCGACGTGTCATAGACTTCATTGTCAGGAAGAATTTCATAGACAACCCGAACATGCTGCAATCTGATTTCGGCGTTCGGGATTCGGTCAGCGAGTTTTTTGACTTTGATATAGGGTGTGCCACGAGGAAACACCATAATTATTTGGCCTTCCACCCCTATAGCCAGATGCTTATGGATGTGGGTCTGAAGGGCAGCGCTAGTAGCGAGAGGAAAGGAAGCCACGGGGTCAGTCACCCGAATGAGCGGTGATGAATCCGTTAGCGATAGCCTTGAAGCGGTTCTTACGACGCTTACGCCAGTTTCCCGAGTCAATGAGCCGGCCAGTAGACTTTCCTCTCTCATCCTTCTCAGGGTAGAAACCACGCTCATTAGCATCGGACGGGAACTGGTAGGTAGAGGACATCCACGTGACGTTATTGGTTTCCATGGCTAACCTTCCCTAGACAAAAAGAAAGACCCTCTACCTATCAGGGAAGGTAGAGGGTCTTACGTGTGAACCTGGATTACTCCTCAGTGTCGCTGTGAGGAGTGATAACGAACTCTGCCTTGTCAACAGTGAACGTCATGGTGTCCTTGACTTCCTGCCAGGTGGCAACGCCAGCAGCCTTAAGCCACGCGTTGAAAACCTGAGTGGTGGTGAGCTTAGCCCAACCAGCGGCTAGCGAGATCTTGTCAAAGTCACGCTCATCACCGTTACCGCGCCTGACGTGAATAGCACCCGTCCTAGGCCGGCTACCACCCTCAGTCTGAGCAGCACCGGTGTTGTGAGCGATGCTACGGAAGTTCGGAATCTTGAAGTGCTTAAGGGCATCGGCAACACCATCGACGTTAATGCCGTCAACGCTACCCATGAGGTCAGCGTAGTTGTTGAGCATGCCGTAAGCGGTGCGAGTCAGCTCAGCCTGCTTACCGTACTTCTGCTTAAGCTCATCCATCTTCTCATCAGAGATGGGGGTGTATTCCTTCTCCATGAGGTACCTGTGAGCATCCTCACGAGCCTCACGCAGGGCCTTCTCAAGCTTCTCAATGGCAGTCCGGAACTCTACAACCGTGGGGTCTTCAGAGGTGGCCAGCTTGGCATCAAGCTCGCTAACCGGAGGGGGAGAAGCTGCCTTGATCTGAGCCTGGATTTCGTCAAGAGGTCCGGCAAACGTGGTGACTCTCTCCCACATTTCCCGAACGGTCTGGTTGGGGTGGGAGGCAAGAACATCCTGCCAGGAAACCTCAGGGGTCTCAGGAGTCTCAGCGGGGGGATTGGAAACAGCGGCCTTAGCCATGATCATAAACCCTTCGGAGTGTCTGTCTGCCTAGCGATAGTCAGACAGTAGCTCTCTGCCTAACAGTAGTCAACCTGAGATCCGAGAAGTAAGCGTTGAGCTGGTATACGTCTCGCATGGACAGAGCGTAGGTGCGTGCAGACTCTTGGACGTCTGTTCCGTACGTCTCGTAGAGGTGCAGGACAAGAGCGGCTTTCAGACTCATGGCGACTACCTATCTAGCGCAGAGATTGTGAGAGTGCCCCCGTGATGCGGCTCACGAGGGCACTCAGGGCACACGTAGGGCACATGACCTGAAGGACATACCTACAGGTCACAGCGTTATGGATGGTTTTGCATGTCTTTTTCCGTTTTCCCTGGTGAGGGAGAAGCCTCACCAGTTGGAACCGGTACTCAATACGCCTTCCTGTGACCAGCCAAAATTTGGGTAGTCACCTTGGTAGGGCACATCTAAGGC